TGGTGACGAGTCGTTTAGAATCAACAGTCATTGGGGTCACTTTTGCATGTACAGAAAAGACATGACAGACAAAGATCGTGTTGGATACTTTGATGAGAGGCTTATAGGTTTTGGTGAAGAAGATGGAGACTGGATGTGGAGGTTCCAAAATAAATTCAATCGCCACATGAGAAATTATACTACTAACAGTCTTGTTTTCAACACCGACAATAACTGTCAACCGGGAAAAAATACCAAAACACATAGCGGAACTAAGTATAGCGCATACAATCGTGAGTTTCAATTTGGGCAGAAGATGGAACTAGATCCCGATGGTTCGAATAATGCATGCGGTGCTTACGGCAATTCACCACAGAGATTACGAAATGGTATGGATACTCCCGATATGTATCCTGGTGAGCGTTGGTTTAGAAACAACATTGACAAACTATAAGACACAAATATGACTCAAAATGAAATTTCTGTATATGGTTCCACAGGGTTTATTGGTAGCCGTTTTGTGGAGATGAACAAAGATCGTTGTGTATCTATTGACCGAAACGAGAACAAACCTAAAAGTAAAGATGTGTTGTATTTCATAAGTACGACACACAATTATAACATTTTCGACAAGCCCACTTTAGATATACAAACTAACTTGACCAAAATGGTCGATGTACTTGAGTCTTGTAGACTTAATTACCGTGAGGATACGGTATTTAATTTCGTCAGTTCTTGGTTTGTATACGGGATGAATTGCTCTTTGGATACAAAAGAAAGTGATTATTGCGATCCTAGAGGTTTCTATTCAATCACGAAGAGAGCAGCGGAACAGATGTTAATCTGTTATTGCAAAACCTACGGTATGAAATACAGAATTCTCCGCATGACTAACATCATTGGCGAGGGGGATAAAGGCGTATCACTAAAAAAGAATGCCCTACAGCATATGATGAACCTTATGAAGGTCGGTAGTTCAGTTCAACTTTATGACAAGGGAACCAATATTCGTGATTTCATGTATGTTGGTGATGCCTGTAGGGCAATCAAAACATGTATAGATCAATCGCCTATGGATGAAGTGATCAATATTAGCAATAGAGAACCTAGAAAAATCGGAGAGATTATTCATTATGCACATAGCAAAATGGGTTCTACATCTAGTATTACAAACATTGATGTTCCCCACTTCCACAAGGTTGTTCAAGTCAGAAATGTTTGTTTAAACAATGATAAGTTGCTTTCGTATGGATATAAGCCGTCGATAAATACCTTCGAAGCGGTTGATATAATTTTAGATTCGATGAAAGGTTGATCATGAGACTAGTAGTAACTGGTGGTAGAGGATTTATTGGTAGTCACTTTGTTGAGTTGGCACTCAAAAATGGAGACACAATTATTGATTATGACTGTGTAACTTATTGCGCCAATCAAAGCCTCCCATTCGATAACAATCCGAATTATAAGCACATCAAACAAGATATTTGTGAAGTCAAGCATTTACCGATGTGCGATTATGTTGTTAATTTTGCTGCGGAGACTCATGTTGACAACTCTATAAATGATACTGTTCCGTTCATCAAGAGCAATATCTTAGGAGTACACAATCTACTTGAGATAATCAGAGGTAAGTCTGAACACGAAAGACCTGTGTTTTTTCATATAAGTACAGATGAAGTCTATGGAGACACCGTGGGTTCGTCTTTCAAAGAAAACGATAGACTAATGCCAAGTAATCCTTACTCCGCATCAAAAGCATCCGCTGAGATGCTTGTCTTTAGTTATTACAGAACATATGGAATAGATTATGTTATTACACGGAGTTCTAACAACTATGGACCAAGACAATATTATGAAAAACTAATTCCAAAGAGCCTCGATTGTATTAATAATGGGAAGAAAATTCCTTTACATGGGGATGGTTCGTATGTTCGGGATTGGATTTATGTAACAGATAATGTAAAAGCAATATATTCATTGATAAAATCGAAGGTTAAAAATTCGACATTTAATATTGGTGCAGATAATCACATGACAAACCTTGATGTTGCTATTGATCTTCTTAGTTCCTTTGGTAAAACTAAAGAAGAAGGTATACAGTTTGTTCCTAATCGTTGGGGTCAGGATGTAAGATACTCACTCGATACTACCAAGATTAAATTAACAACTGGATGGGAACCTGAATATAAGAAGGGAATACACAAGTGGTGGAATTGAATATCATGCAGCAGGACAAGCAGAAGATGATTTATGATCTTGTCACCGAGATCGTAAAATCAAGATCCGAGAATTGGGTTGCCGGTACTGATTGGGTTCAGTACTCTGGCTCTGTTTTGGACGAAAAAGAATATATTGCGGTAATAGATTGTTTGCTTGGCGGCTGGCTTGCTCTCGGAGAGAATGGGATTCGTTTTGAAAACAAGTTTCCTAAGCGTCTTGGAAAAGAACATGGATGTTTGACCAATAGTGGCTCTAGTGCAAATCTTCTCATGATTACTGCTCTGAGTTCCAAGAAATTGTGGGATCTGCCAAAGGGATCGAAGATAATTACTCCTGTTGCTGGATTTCCCACAACAATCAATCCAATCATTCAAAATGGATTCACACCAGTATTCATTGACATTGAATTGGATACTCTGAATCTAAACATTGAACAACTAGAAGCAGCAGCAAAAAATGGAGCAAGCGCACTGGTATTTGCCCATGTTTTGGGAAATCCTCCAAACATGGATGCTGTGATGGATATTGTTCATCGGTATAACCTTATTCTAGTAGAAGATTGTTGTGATGCTCTTGGAAGCACATACAAGGGACAAGCACTAGGTTCGTTTGGAGAAATGTCTACTTGTTCGTTCTATCCTGCCCACCATATAACAATGGGAGAGGGTGGTTTCATTGCAACCAAAACCAGAGAACAAGAAATGGTTCTCAAGAGTCTGCGAGAGTGGGGTCGTGGTTGCTATTGTTCCGGAAAGGCTGCTTCTTGCTTGAAAAATGGTATGTGCAAGAAGAGATTTAGTAATTGGTTGCCTTCTCTTCCAGATGAAGTCTTCGACCATAAGTATGTGTATGAGGAAATAGGATATAATTTGAAGCCTTTGGATTTACAGGCTGCTATGGGTCTTGTTCAACTGGAAAAGTTGGACAGTATTATTGAAACTAGAAAGCACAACTATCGAAGACTGCTTGAAATTTTCTCCAATTACGAAAGTAAGTTCATTCTTCCAAAAGCAACAGATGGGGCTGATCCTTCTTGGTTTGCCTTTCCAATCACGGTTAAGGCAGATGCTGGTTTCAAGAGAACAGAATTGACAATGTTCTTTGAGGACAACAAGATTCAGACTAGAAACTACTTTGGTGGAAACATTTTGTTGCAGCCGGGTTATGCACATTTGGCAACAGGAGATCCAATTAAAGATTTCCCGAATGCAACCAATGCAACAATAAACACTTTCTTTTTGGGGACTAGTCCAAGAATCACAGACCCGCAGATTGATTATATTGAAGAGACTCTCAACAAATTCATGAAAAGATGATTAAAAATAGAGAAATGAATTTGTAATGAATTTAGTTAAAATGTGTTGACTTTAGTGAATTTTTCTGTATAATAAAATCAAATGCCAAACGATAAAATCGAACTCGTTATATTGCGTAATCTGCTTTATAATGACGAATACACTCGGCGTGTCCTTCCATTTCTCAGGAGTGACTATTTTCATGACCCATGTGATCGTAGACTCTTTCAGAGCATCGAATCATTTATTCAGAAATATTCTTCCTCTCCAACAACAGAAGCATTAAACATCATTCTATCTGAACAAGATGGTGTTTCTCAGGGTGAGTACGATAACTGCTCTAAACTTATCGACACTCTGATGGTTTCTAAGGATGTTACTAATGAAATAGATTGGCTTATAGATCAGACTGAGAAGTTCTGTAAGGACAAAGCGGTCTATAATGCTTTGATGGAGTCTATTCAATTATTGGACGAGAAGAAGTCCAAGGGGAAATCACGAAATGCTATTCCTGAGATTCTAACTGAGGCACTCAGTGTATCTTTTGATGCTAGTATTGGTCACGACTTCGTAGAAGATGCTGATAAACGATTTGAGTTTTATCATAGAGTTGAGCAAAAGACTCCATTTGATCTTGAATTCCTCAACAAAATCACCAATGGTGGTGTCCCAAACAAAACTCTTAATGTCATATTGGCGGGAACGGGTGTGGGTAAGAGTCTATTCATGTGTCACCATGCGGCCAACTGCCTGACAATAAATAAGAATGTATTGTACATTACCTGTGAAATGGCAGAGGAGCGTATTGCAGAGCGCATTGATGCCAACCTGATGGATATTCCTGTGGATGAACTCAAGAAACTACCAAAAGATATTTATGACCGTAAGTTGTCCAAGGTCACTTCTGGTATGACGGGCAAGTTGATCATTAAAGAATATCCAACTGCTACAGCAAATGTAGATCATTTCCGTCACCTTTTAAACGAGTTGAAACTCAAGAAGAACTTTCTTCCCGATGTCTTGTTTATTGATTACTTGAACATTTGTGCTTCAAGTCGGTTCAAAGCGGGAGCAAATGTTAACTCATATACTTATATTAAAGCAATCGCAGAGGAATTACGGGGACTTGCGGTTGAATTCGGTTTCCCAATATTTACCGCAACACAAACGAATAGATCGGGATTTTCGAATACTGATGTGGAACTAACTGATACATCGGAGTCATTCGGGCTACCAGCAACAGCAGATTTGATGTTTGCTATTATTGCAACCGAGCAACTTGATGAGTCAGGCCAAATCATGGTTAAACAACTGAAGAACAGATATAATGATCCAACTCTTCACAGAAGATTCATTTTAGGTATTGACAGATCCAAGATGAAACTGTATGATGTACAAGAAGATGACCAAGTGTTGTTTGAGCAAATAGGAAAGGAAAAGGAATCTGTCGATGACGAGGAAGACATGAGTAAGTTCAAAATCAAGAAGCCCAGATCTTTGTCAGGTTGGGGAGAGTAAAAATGCCCTACAGAATTCATATTGATATTCCGATTGAATCAATTAGCGTTGACGATGCTCAGATTGAAGCAAAGGACATTCTCGCAAAGTTAGGAATTCTGATTGCAGATAATCCTCAATTGATAGGATCTGACTTGGAAATCAATTACAGACTTGGACACGATGATGATCGACAGCGTTCGAACTATCTTGACATGGATAAGATGGGTCATTGCACCCACAAGAAAAACCGTGTCAAATTCGCAAATGGATAATGGAGAATGTCCATCTTGCCCTAAATGTGGCTGTGCAACAATTCGTTCACGGCAGGATCTTTCTTTCGAAATTAGTGGTGGAGAAATTAGAACAGAACCCTTAGTTAGTGCCACAATTGTCATGAATGTTCCGATCTTTCAATGCATAAATCCTAGTTGTAGGAACGGAATGTATGGAGAAGAAGCAGAAAAAATCATGGAGCCTATAAAGAAAGTATTGACAAAACACGCAGTAGTTAAAAGTTAAAATTTGTGCCGTGGGAGGTCAGCATCTCAGGTCGGCTTATACCCGAGCAACACAAGGGCAGCACTTGTACGGCATATTAAGATAGTTTATTCCTCCACTTTGGAGAACAAAACAACAGAATAAATAATTGACTAACCCAAAGGAATAGGGAATGCTGTCATTTGCACGATACAATCATGAGATAATCAAAGAAGAGACCGCTAGAAACAAGCATCTAGATCACATTGAAGATTTGATGATCCTTTATGGACAAAAGGGATTAGACAACTCAATAGCATTCCTCAAGGATATAATCGAAAGCCTAAAAACTGGGAATACTAGTTTGGGAGTTTCCACCAAATGGGATGGGAAGCCTGCGATCATTTGCGGCGAAAACCCCGATAATGGTAAATTCTTCGTATCGACGAAGTCCGTTTTCGGTGCCAAAGAACAAAAAGCATATCATACGGAGGCCGAACTCAGAAAATCCGGCTTGCCGTCTGATTTGATTGATAAGATGGCAATGTGTTTGAAAATGCTCACTAAGGTTGGTATTGGCAAGAGAATTTTGCAAGGCGATTTGATGTTTACTGCTGATATGAAAAAGGCAGTAAATATCGATGGTAAGCCACATAT